GAGGTAACCAGCAGTAGCCTTATTTGCAACCGCTCCAAGTAAGTCGGACAATCCTTCGATTGCAGATACGTAAGCCTCTCTAATCTCTTGTCCTTTTTTTCTGGCTTCCTTGGGTTGTAAAGAGTTATCATAACTCAATCCTAATTTTTCATTTCCAGCACCATAAAGAAAGGCATATGTGACAGTCTTAACTTGGCGTCTGGAGATCCCTATTTTGTCAGCATTTACTTGATGAATATCATCGTTAAGTAAAATATCAGCGTATCGACCTCCGTCATATCGTCCTAAGTAATGAGCTAACATTCTTAACTCAATACCTGATAGGTCAGCACCTACCATTATCTTTCCCGGACTGGCTGTAAATAGTTCTCTAAATTCTTTGTCTGCTGGAACTTGAGCTAGGTTCGGTTTACGATGAGCACATCTAAATGTGTTCGTACTAACCGAGCAGTGATGGTGTATTCGACCTTCACTCGTAACAAGCTTGTTCCATGCGTTCACGCCTTCGGATATCATTCCAAGCTTCTTCTTTATCGTCAAACATTTCGCACATTGTTTCGAGAAGGGAATATCTATCTCCATCAATGTAGTCTCGTCGATAATTGGTTTCCCAGTCGTGGTGGTCTTGTTCAGTTTGACTTTGAAATGAGTCTTCAGAATCCATGCTATGTGGTCTCGTGATGTTGGGTTAAACTCCTTTATTCGTTGTATTTCACATCCCTCTCGGTATCCCTGTGTTGAGTTATCTCGTTTAGGAGTGAACAACGATCCTGCAACGAAAGGGAATTGTCCTCGAAGTATTGCTTGAGTTTCTTCCATCTCTCGTCGGAGAGATGACTCAAGTTGCTGAGCTTTTGATTCATTAAATGTCCATCCATGAATTTCTTGTTCTGTTAATATCTCTGCGACTCGGTGCTCTAACCGATCCGCGTCAGGTAAGGGCGGAAGTGTTCGCATAATTTGGTGGTAACTTTTACGTCTTGTACGCAGTAATCCTGCATTTCTTGTGACCATTCGCTCCAGTCACTTGTCTTTCCAAACTCTCCTTTGTATTCACCTAATCTGTAACCATATGCTTCTAAGCTATGACGTCCATAAAGTTGTAAAGGCATTCTTGGTACATTTCTTTTCTTATCTATTTCCATCAAGTTTGGATGGTAACTCCTAGATAAAGTAAGAGTATCAATAACATCGCCGTCATACTCAAACCAAGGATAAATTTTCCGAAGAACAGGTAAATCGTACCCAATAATATTGTGACCAACGATAACATCAGCATGGGTGAGCCAATGCAAACCTTCCGTGATCGGGTAGCAGTCACCACCGTTATTATTAAATACGAAGGTTTCTTCTTTTTCGGCGTCGTCAATGGCATGGCAGTGTACCTCAGAAACGTCATGTAGTAATCCGTTAGTTTCGCAATCAAAGACGAGCATTTGGCTTTCCGCCATAGGTTTTTTCCCTAAACTTTGCTTTCTTTCTTGCTTGTTTACTGGGTGGGTTTGGTTTTTTCAGCTCAGAAGTCTGTGCTGGGATTGAAAATTGGCTCTGTAGTTTCATCGTATTTACATGTTTCTTTGTTGTATTTCAATTGACATGCGACACCTACTTCACCGGAGTATCTATTTTTGAGAACACGTAGTATTGTCTGGTCTACTGCTTCTGTTTGTTGGTTTCTTTCTAACCCCCAAACTTCATCTGCTAGTTGACTAATGGCTGCACTACCTCTCAGTTGTCCAAGAGTTACACGTGCGCCTTCTTCATGGTTCTTATCTGTCTGTGTTCTACGTAGATGAGATACAAGGAATAGTTTTATTCCTGTTCGTTCAACTAAACTTCTTAGCTTAGTCATGGTGGTGTCGATCATCTTTCTCTCATCTCCATCAAGACCTGATATCAATATGGATAGGTGGTCGAGGAAGATGATTTTTGTTTCGAGCGCGAGTGCCATATATTCAATCCGACTGTAAATAATGTCAGGATCAGCACTCCCGAAATGGTCGTAAAGGAAGAGATGCCAGCTTTTGAGGGTTTTGTCATATGCTTCTTGTAATGTTTCCTTGGTATGTTCTCCAAGATGTAATGCTTTACCAGTAGCTACAGACATCAAGCCTAAAGCTGTTCTTCTATTTGATTCTTCCAGAGCAATATATCCTACGCGCTCATTCTGATCTAAAAAGTGTGTGGCTAACTGCCTTGTCAGGGTAGACTTACCTTGTCCTGTGCCTGCTGAAATAACGGTCAGTTCACCGTATCTACAGCCATGAGTCATACGTTGCAATCCTGCAAATGGATACTCAAAGTCACATGGTGGGCTTGGGTTAGTAACTAATTCTAATAGTGACTGACCATCTACTATTCCATCCGGCTGATACGGCGAAGCATTCCATATAGCTTTGCGAATCGCCTCTGAATCTCCAGCTTGGAGAGCATCAGAAGCATCCTTGTACGGATCCGGAAGGTGAGCAATCTTAACTTTCCCACTTGGTAGGAGAGCAGCCACCTGTTCTGTAGCTTGTTTACCCGGCTCATCCTTATCAAAGAATAAAACAATTTCGTCATATCCTTGAAATAACTGGAGTTGCTTCTGTATATCTTTCTTCGCCGACGCTGCGCCATGCGGTAGGGAAACATGCGCCCAATTTGGGTACGCCTCCCACGCTGATAGCGCATCCAGTTCGCCTTCGTAAACAATAATACGTTTACCAGTAGAAGGAAAGAGAGACTGACCAAATAAAGTGTCAGTAGTAGTTCCTTCATACTTAAACTCTTTTAGTTTGTTCTTTGTTTTGAATCCTCGAAGTGTTTTATCGCTGCTGAAATAAGGGAAGCGGAGAAGTTCTCCGTCTCTATATACTCTGTAGTGTTGGCAAGTTGCCTCGCTGATTCTTCGTTTTTGCAGCCTTTGGGCTGATCCTTTGAATGAGACATTTGTCATTATTTGGTGGTTATTTTCTGCTGTGAAGTTTTGACAACTAAAGCAATATGTATTTCCATCGTCATATATTGCTTTAGCGTCTGATGAGCCACATACTTCACATGGCTCGTTTCTTATAAATTCAGCCATCTTGTATTAAGACTTGAATCTCCGTTTCCAATAAATCCAATCGGGTGAAAATTAAAAGCAAGAGATTTCCTTTCTTCACTCTGGTTGTTTTCTACAATGTGTTCTATATAACTTGGGAAAATAATTAATTTTCCAGTTTCTGGAGGACATCGAAAGGCTCCACTAAATGGATTATCGTAAAAACCAAACATAAATGAATCATTATGTATTAATGGATTTTTAAACTCTAATGGTGCAGCATTTTTATAGTCTTCGTCAAAATAAAGCAATCCACTATATGCACAATTTTTATGTCTGTGTAAAAAACATCCATCTCCTTTACCAATGCTTGTAATCCAAGAAGTTGTAATAGTGAAATTAGTAGTTATTCCCATGCCTAACATAAAGTCATGGTGTTTATCCAAAATATTGTTTTTAAGTTCTGGATACTTTTCTATGACACGTAAAGCATTTGAATAAGAAGTGTTCTGATTCTGTTGACCTTCTTGCGCCATCTTATTACTTATTCTTACATTAGTTTCCTGACGTAACTTACTAAAATCCCAATCAACCTTTTCCATATACATAGGAATGCTGAAGGTACTAATTATATTCTCAGACATAATTAATATTGATATTCATTCTATATGGAGCATTTGTACAGTTAGTCGAGTGATGTCTTTTAGTAGCATCAAAAAAGATGCACCTGTTTTCTACGCTGTCAACTTCTGAACCATCATCAAAACCTGTATAACCATCACAAGTGTTTAAGGAAAACAATGCTCCTTTCCATAAAACTTGATTGCAATCAACATGGAACGGATGTATTTGTAATTGCTCTGTCCTTGGGTATAGGTTTACTTTTATTCTTGTGAGAGCTTGAAACTCATTACCTCTTTTCTCCTTTATCGCAGGTAGAAGAAGCTCTGCAACTCTCTCAAAACTACTAGATCTAGGAACCATATCTGTATATACACCATGAACAAACATGTAGTTGTTTAATGGATCCATATACTGCTTAGCATTAACTTCTGTAGCACTAGAAATTCCATTGGTAAGATACCAAACTGTATCTTGGTGTACGAATATATCTTTAAGTGTTTTAAAATTTTCTTTTGATAAGAAATTGTCTTGGACAGTAACGTCAGACATTTTTTGTTTTTTTGCCATAAGGGTAGAAAAAGAAACTTACATTTGATCTGAAATCTCTAGGACTTCCTTGTAGATCTGAAAAATATTGTTTATTGTTGACTGCTGATCCATGTGGGAAATAGTTTCCATCAAATAAAAGCATTCGGTTATATCGAGGAGGTATGTGTTCTAAAAGTTTGACTTTATCTTTTGGTATCCATGGAGTGGTTCCTCTTGGTACTTTTTTCATCAGGTTTTTAAACCATTCCTCTTCTTTTAAACTAGGGTCGTATAAGTTAGTACCGTTTTCTACATCATCATTGTCGTTGAGATAAATAATACATGTATAACCGTTATCTAAATGAGGAAACCAATAGTTATTTTTAAAGTCATTATCTCCATCATCATCTAACCAACCTTCAACATTAGTTTTAAATCCTCCTTGAAAATCAATTGTTTGTTTACAAAGGTTTTGAGCTAACCAAACAACTGGACATGCAGTATCAGAAAAATCAAAAAACCTACCTTTGAAAAAAGTTATATTATTTTCTTGCCAAGGCGCACCTTGTAAGGAAGCTGTTTGTCTTGAAAATAAATATCTTGCTAACCTGTCTGGATCTTCTAATAAATCATCTATTATCCAAAATTTTGAGCCAAGAAGTTCGTGATTGTGAACCTCTGCGTCCATGTTTAACTTCCACATTTTAACCAATCAACTGGAATACAATGTGCAGCGCACCATTTAATTGAGTAACGCTCACACCACTTCGCATATGTTGTCTTGGACTTCTTACTAATCCTTTTGTATGGATCTTGGAAGACCATGCGAAGGTCTATGGTTGGGTTATCTTTGATTACTTGTCTAATCTTTCGCCTCGATGGTGGATCCCAATATCCTTTAACCTCGAGGATTACT